CTGCTGTTCTAAATGCAATGCGTCAAACAACGGAGCGCATGAAAGGCATATTTGGAGATAAGTGGTACGGAGAACTTCAATGGAACAGTATTCCGGAGCAGCACGAGCTTAATCAATACATTGTTCAAGTTTGTCGTGAATATGACGTAAAGCTTATCTCAACTGCTGACAGCCATTATCCTAATCCGGACGCATGGAAGGACAGGGAATTATATAAGCGGATCGGATGGTTGGGAAAAGGAGGCTTACCAGACTATATGCCTGCTGAACTTCCTTCTGGAGTTGAAGAAATTGGATATGAGTTATATCCAAAAAATGGTGAACAAATGTGGGAGTCTTACCACAAATATTCTAAAGAAACAGGATTTGATTACGATGACGATCTTGTTTTAGACTCGATTAAAAGAACAGAGTATATTGCTTATGATTTGATTGAAGATTTTATGCCGGATAATGACGTCAGACTTCCGAGTTTTGTTGTTCCGGCTGGGAAAACAGATATTCAAGCGCTGACACAAGATTGTTTGGAGGGTCTTAAAGAAAAAGTTCTCAACGATAAACAAGAGTATGTAGACCGCCTCAAAGAAGAACTGTTTGTCATTAGAGATCGCGGCTTTGCTAAATATTTTTTAACAATGAAAGCAATTGCTGATAAAGCAAGTTCAGTGCAACTCACCGGCCCCGGCAGAGGATCTGCTGCCGGATCACTTGTTGCTTATGTTCTGGATATCACTCAAGTTGACCCCATCAGACACGAGCTTCTTTTTTCAAGGTTTTTGAGACGCGACGCCGTTGACTATCCTGATATCGATTATGATGTTGCAGATCCTATGGAACTAAAGGAAATGCTAATTGAAGAATGGGGAGACAACACAGTTGCTCCAATTTCAAATTACAATACACTTCAGCTTCGTTCTCTGGTTAAAGATGTTTCAAAGTTTTATGATATTCCATTTGTAGAGGTCAATAATGTGACTGGCAAAATGATTTTTGAGGCAACTCCAATTGCTAAAAAGAAACATGGAATTAAATCAGGTGTTTACGCGCCAACTTTTGATGAAGTAATGGAATATTCAGAAACTCTGAAAAAGTTTCTTGATAAATATCCCCAAGTTAAAACTCACATCGATGCTTTGCTTGGGCAAGTTAGAAGCGTGTCAAGACATGCCGGCGGCATTGTGGTTGGTGAAGATTTGGACAAATGGATGCCCCTCGTGAACAGTGGAGGTGTAAGACAAACTCCGTGGTCGGAGGGTCAAAATGTTAGACATCTTGAACCTCTTGGCTTTATTAAATTTGATATTCTTGGATTGGCATCCTTGAGAATGATTGAAGGAGCAGTTCGACACATTCTTAAAAGGCACTACAATGTTGAAGAGCCAACATTCGAAGATGTGAAGAACTTTTATAATGAAAAGCTCCATCCGGATGTTATTAATTTCAATGATCAAAATGTATACAAAAATATCTTCCAAAAGGGCAAATGGACTGGCATCTTTCAATTTACAGAACAGGGAGCGCAAGATTTTTGTAAAAAAGCAAAGCCAAAGAGTTTGATTGATATTTCAGCTGTCACATCAATTTATCGCCCGGGCCCACTTGGAGCGGATGTTGATAAGTCTTATATTGCAGCAAAAAAAGATCCTAATGGCGTTAATTATATCCACAAACTTGTAAGAGATGTTACAAAAGAAACTTATGGTTTCTTAATTTTCCAGGAGCAAATTGCTTTACTAGCTCACAAGCTTGGTAAAAACATTTCTCTTGACGAGGGTAATGCTTTACGAAAATATCTAACGAAGAAAGGAACTGGAGATGAGACAAAAAAGAAGGAAAAGATTTATAACAAGTTTGTTGATGGCTGTATAGAAAAAGGATTGTCTTACGGGCAAACAGAACAACTTTGGCAGAATTTTGAATACTTTTCTGGGTATGGCTTTAATAAATCTCATGCAGTTAGCTATAGCATCTTGAGTTATCAATGTGCGTGGCTGCTTAACTACTATTCTGTTGAATGGACAGCGGCTTTTCTTGATAAAGAGCCCGAGAGCAGAAAAGAAAAAGCAATTAACATTGCTAAATCAATGGGATTTAATATTCAACCTCTGAATATTAATTCGTCAGGGATAGTTTGGGAGATCTCTGAAGACGGCAAAACTCTTATTCAGCCTTTAACTTCGATTAAAGGTTTGGGTGCCAAAGCAATTGAGCAAATTATTCAACACCGCCCATTTAACACCGTTGAGGAATTATTATTTAATCCGGATGTTATTTATGGAAAATTGAATAAGAAGGCATTGGATGTTCTTGTTCGCAGTGGTGCAGTGGATAATCTAATTGATGATAGATTTTCTGGAATGAAGCATTTTTGGTCTGCCGCCGTTGTTGATCGGCCAAAAAAAGAAAAACAGCTAAATGAAAACATTGAACTCTACGAGCCGGAAGGAGATTTTACGGCTCAGGAAAAGATAGCCAACAAGGCTGATTTGACAGGAGTGTTTCCAATTGATCTTGTGTTGAATGAACATGTTCGCAGAAGACTTGAAGAACACTTCGTTCCCCCAATCGCTGAGTATGATCCGGATCTTCAGATTGTTTGGTTTATCCCTCGTGAAATTGTTCGTAGAAGGACAAAGAATGGAAAAGAATATTGGATTGTAAACGTAATTGACTCAACAAGTAACCAAACTTCAATTAGGTGTTGGGGAGTTAAAGAAAGAGACATGATTCACATTAATCGTCCCTACATGTGTAAAATTGATTATGATGAACAGTGGGGGTTTTCTTCGAGATCAATAAGACATAATTGGAAATTATTAGGATAAAATGTTTGACATTTAACTAAATCTTTGTTAGTATAGGGCTATGAAAAATAAATTTATACACAATGAAGACGGAACAACTCACATCTTTATAAAAAGTAAAAACAAAAAATTTCCAGGAAAATGGACAATCATTATAGATACAGAAGACTGGGATAAGGTTAAGGATTATAATTGGATACTCTTTGGCGATGCTAATAAATCCTACCCTTATGCTTATACCGGGATTTACCATCCAAACGGAGGGTGGTATTATCGTACCTACAAAGGAAAAGAAAAGAGAGAAAGACGAAGGACCTCACTTTACCTTCATCATGTTATAATGGGCAAGCCCCAAAATGGAATGGTTATTGACCATATAAATCATAATGGACTGGACAATAAAAAAGAAAATCTAAGAGAAGTAACTCGATCACAGAATATGCACAATAGGCGATCCAATAAGAACTCCTCTTCTAAATACAAAGGGGTTTATTGGTGTAAGAGACTCAAGAAATGGGGGTCCCAGATCCGACATGTCGATAAGACCTTTCACTTGGGTTTCTTTACCGTTGAAGAAGACGCCGGCCTTGCTTATAATAAAAAAGCAATAAAACTATGGGGCGAAGAACACGTCCTCCTTAACGAAATAAAATAATGACTTGACATATAAAAAATTTAATGATATAAAGGAGTTATGATGGAACTTAAATTTTACAAAATTAGATCGAAAGCAAAATTACCGATAAGGGTTCATTCACTTGATGCCGGGATAGATTTGTTCTATTGTCCAGATCCTTCTAAAGAGCCCGACTGTTATTGGCAGCCGGAAGGAGAGTACAGAATTCCGCCAGGAGAATCTTGTTTGGTTCCAACAGGGCTAAAAGTTGTGGTTCCGGAAAACCACATGCTAGAAATAAAAAATAAATCTGGTATTGCTCACAAGCAAAAATTAATTGTTGGCGCATGCGTTGTTGATCCGGGCTACACTGGCGAAGTTTTTGTTAATCTTCATAATATTGGAGGGTCAACAAGGACCATTCAACCGGGACAAAAAATTGCACAAGCTGTGTTGGTTCCGATTGTTGTATGCGAACCCGGTGAAATTAATTATGACCCATCAGACTTAGACACTGATCGTTCTGATGGAGGATTTGGAAGCACGGGATTAATATGAATAAAGAAACACAACAAACAATGTTTTCTTCTAAATCTGCAGAATGGGAAACACCACAAGACTTATATGATTATTTAAATCTTGATTACAGATTTACTCTTGATCCGTGTTCAACCACAGAAAGTGCCAAATGCGAAAAATATTTTACTAAAAAGGATGACGGCCTCAGTAAAAGTTGGGAAGGCGAAAGGGTTTTTATGAACCCTCCGTATGGTCGAGACATTAAAAAATGGGTCAAGAAGGCTTACGAGGAAGGACAAAAGCCAAATACAGTAGTTGTGTGCTTAATTCCATCGAGAACAGATACAAAATATTGGCATGAGTATTGTATGAAGGCGTGGAAGATACACTTTATAAAAGGCCGATTAAAATTTGAAAATAAGTTCAGTGCCGATGTTTCTTCTTCTGCGCCGTTCCCCTCCGCAGTTGTAATTTTTAAGAATACTTATGGTTGCGGCGGAGCTACCGGAATTGTTGGCATATCCACATTAGAGATAAAATGACAAAAGCAGCAAAAAAAATACAAAGAAGAATTAAAAAAGCAAAAAAGAAACATGCAGAAGCAGAATTAAAAGAAAAAATCAGTATGTTTTCGCAGCTTGAAGATTTTTGTCTTGTCTGTGAAAAACCATTTGACAAACAAAATAAAGATATGGTACAATCATGGTATGTTATTGTAAGAAAAGAACAAAACAAAGTTAATCTTTATTGTCCCAAATGTTGGGCAAAAGCAACAGATTTAGTAAACAAATTGAAAGAGGAAATAAATGCAGAACAGTCTTAGTTTTGATGATGTTTTATTGGAGCCAAAATACTCAGAGATTAAAAGTAGAAATGAAGTTGATATTGGAAATTTTTTAGATGATAAGACGTATTTAGATTTACCAGTTATATCAAGTCCAATGGACACAGTTACCGAAGATGAAATGTCGTGGACTATGTACGATGAAGGAGGATTGGGTGTAATTCATAGGTACAATACAATTGAAGAACAGGTTGTCCTCGCTAAGAAGAGGAAAGCTAACATAGCAGCAGCCATTGGAGTTACGGGTGATTATGAATCCCGTGCTTGTGCCTTGTGGGATGCTGGTGTGCGCATACTTTGTTTGGACGTTGCTCACGGACATCATGTGTTAACCAAAAATGCGCTTAAGACGTTGAGAGGTGTATTTGGTAATGAAATTCATTTGATGGCTGGCAACGTCGCGACTCTTGATGCCTTTAATGATTTGGCAGATTGGGGGGCAGACAGCATAAGAGTTGGAATTGGCGGCGGTTCAATTTGCAGCACAAGAATCAATACTGGTCACGGTATCCCAACTTTTCAATCGATACGTGATTGTTCATATTCAAATAGAGATGCAAAATTAATTGCTGATGGCGGAATTAAAAATAGCGGAGATATTGTAAAAGCGTTAGCGGCAGGAGCAGATTTTGTTATGCTTGGATCAATGTTAGCGGGCACTGATGAATCACCAGGAGAAATATTTACAAGTGGAAATAAAAAATATAAAGTTTACAGGGGCATGGCTTCAAGGTCTGCGCAGATGGATTGGAGAGGACAGTCATCTTCTCCTGAAGGAATATCAACTACAATTCCATACAAAGGCTCGGCGGCTGATATCCTACGGGATATTGGAGGTAACGTCAGGAGCGGGTTTTCTTATACCGGCGCTCGTACTTTAGAAGAGTTTCAATCAAGCGCAACATTTCTCCTTCAAACAGCTGCTGGCCAGTATGAGAGTTCAACTCATATTTTGAGGCGATAATGTTTCACAAATTTAGAAAAGCTGAGAAGCAAGTTTGTTTTGAAGATTTTGATAAAAAACATGCTGATTTGAAAATTAGGCTACATTATGATGGGATGCGGCAAAATGAATTCTTCAGATTGATGATGAGAAAATATATCAACAAGGACGAAAATATGATGAAAATTATTGATGGATATAAAGAACAAAAAGGGAATCAAAGTAAAGTAAACAGAAAAAAATCAAAGCAGTTGATTGAAAAAGCGCGCGAGCTTGAAAAACAATTTTCTTTAAACCCTAATGAATTAGAGAATATATTTGATTTGATAGAAGAGGAGCATTTAGAAATATGAGAAGTTGTTGCAACAGTTGCGTTGTCAATAATACCAACTGCCCAATTAAAGACTGCAAACATTGGATTGACCATAAAGATGATTTAAATTGTGTATTAATTGCAGTTGAAAAAAATGGCTCAATGACTCTGCGAGAAGTTGCAGAAAGATTAAACATAAGCTTTGTAAGAGTGAAACAAATTCAAGACCGAGCGTTATCAAAATTACAGTTAAAAGAATTAGAAATTATTTAAATATTAAATGAACTTTTTGTTTATCAACGTACTATTTACTATGAAATAATAGCTTATAACGTTATAGGAGAACACCAATGAGCAACAAAAAACCACTTCTTAATGAGAACACAATTCGCCGCTTTATGAAACTGGCCTCAATCGATCCTTTGACTGAAACGTTTGTTGATAAAATTAAAGAAACTGAAGCCAAAGAGGAAGAGTTAGAGGAGGCTGGCGTATCTTACGTCCGAGAAGATGATCTTGAAGGCGATCTTGGAGGAAAACTTGGAGGTGAACTTGAAGGTGAACTTGAACCGGAAGAGCCCGGCGGAGAAGAGCCTTTGGGCGATGCTCTCACTGATATGATGCAAGGAATTGCGGGCGTCGTGGACGAAGTTGCTGAAAGGTATGATGTAGATCTTTCGCTAGATGTTGAAGGTGGAGAAGAGGCCGAATTGGAAGTGGGGGAAGAACCTGAAGGTGTTGAAGATATTGAAGATATTGAAGATATTGAAGGTGTTGAAGGCGGGGAAGGAGTGGAAGAGCTGGAGGAAACAAGCACTGAAGAAGTTAATGAGCCTGAACCAGAAGAACTTAATGAAGAAGATCTTCTTGAAAAAATTACTCAAAAAGTTGCTGCTCGCTTAACGCAGGCACAAAAACTCAACGAGTCCGCAACTGCAGCTAAAGAGCTTAGAGAAACAAAAATTAATCAACTAACTGACAAGATTGTTGAAAAAATATTCACTTCCATTGAAAAATAAGAGGGCGTAGTGCCAAATGGCATGGATCAGTTTTTATGGTTTGCTACAGGAGTTATTTCCTATAGGATAATTTCTTCTATATTAAACTATGGACATATGTATTCTTTTATGAAGTCTTTGAAAGAAGACATTCTTAAGTTGCTAACTATCTTAGAAGAAGATGTGAAGCATGCACTAGAACTCAAACATGAACATGTACGCTCTGCAAATTCGGATGAAGAGTATATAAAAGCAAAAATTGAAAAAGATAAACAAGCAATAAGCATATGGAAAGAAGTAATAATATCGCGTTTGAAAACTCATTGGCCTAAATATTACAGAGACCTCTTGAAGTTTAACAACTGGAAAGAGGCGAAAAAAGATTTTGAAGATCAATATAAAAAAAATGGTTGACTTTTTTTTCTTTTTGTTATAATATAGGAGAACATGATATGGAGAGCGAGATGACAATTGTTGCTTGGAAACAAATCACTGGCAAAGATAAAGAGGTCACTTATAAACTTCAACTTGAAGGAAAAATGTCAGCGAGAGAAAGAAGGAAGATTTTAGCAGAATTAAAAGATTGGAAAGAAATTGGATATGGGTGGCACAAAAACGGCAAAGCGGAGCTACGTTTATTCATTAGAGCATTCCAGGATAAAGACTCTTGGATCGGTTGGGCAAAAGAATTTCCGTTTGAGTTGCAAGAACTCAACAGAAATGGTAAAGCAAAAAAAATTAATTAGGAGAAGTAATTGGGTAAATTTGAAGTTGAAGAACCGCAAAAAGAACAATCGGAAGAGGAAACACCAACAGATCTTTCACAATTTTTATTGTTGAATGATACTGCAGCTGAACCAGCAAAGCTCAGACTAATTGGTTTGTACGGCGAAGTCACTGAGGGAAATGCTGCTGAGACAACTTATTCTTTGATGGCTTTAAAAGAAATGGGGAAGAAAGAAGAACTTTCAGATCCAGAGGATTCTGAATCAGAAACCACAACTACATATGAGCCCATGAATTTTATTGTGTCAACTTGGGGAGGGAGCGCTGTTGACATGTTCTCAATTTACGATACAATGCGAATGGTAAGAGATGATTGCGAGATTAAAACGTTGGGCCTTGGAAAAGTTATGTCAGCAGGAGTTCTACTCCTGGCAGCCGGAACAAAAGGTCAAAGACGCATTGGAAAGAACTGTAGAGTTATGCTTCACGGTGTTACTTCTGGTCAGCATGGAAACCTCTCCGATCTTGAAAACGAAATGGCCGAGGCCAAATGGATTCAAGAAAGATTGGTTGTGTGTCTATTGGAGGAAACAAAAATGACCAAAAGATATATCAAGAAACTTTTAGCAAAAAGGATGAATGTCTATCTTACTGCTGATGAAGCTGTAGAATTAGGAATAGCAGACGAAATCGTTTAGTTCGTACTAATTATAAACATGAATATTGAAGAAAGTCTCAACATATTTTTTAATAAAAAGGACATCAATTCTTACCAACTTTTAAAGTTAGTTGTAGAAGCTCTTGATGATTATGAAAGCACAAAAGAGAGTGCTTCAATAATTTCAGAAAAAGAAGAAAAGGAAGGCGGAAGGTTTAGTATGACAATCCCTCTCCCCTCGTTCTCTCCTACAGAGGCTTGGGGCGATCCTGAATCGCAAGATAGAGATCATGTAATGAAAGTTTTTTCTGTTGTTCGTGGTGGGCGAGACATGAAACAAAAAGTTCAAAATATCAATAAGTTTCTCGATCCTGCAGTCGCGAGAGGAAAACGTTCACCAGGCGTTATCATCAATATGATGATGGTGATTGAAGCACTTCAAGCAACTTTGAATGACTTCAATGAAAGCGCTGCAGGATTTGTTTTCGAAGCATTTATGGCAGCGTTAACAGGTGGTCACCAAGTGAAGACTCGTGTTGGTGGGACTCTGCCAATTGAGGATTTTGTAGCATTTTCTGATTATGGTGGCGACTCCGGAGTGCCTGTTAGTTTAAAGCTTTTGAAAGCAGGTGGCAATACCAAAGGAAGCTATACTAACATAGTTGATTATCTTCTTGTGGGGGACACACCGATTATAAAATATATCGTAGCATATAAAGCTAAGGAGGGCGAGAATGTAGGGGAGCTACAATTTTGGGAATTTGAAGTTACAAGAGGTAATTTTGTAGACTTTATTGAGGGAGTTGGTCAAGGCGCGCATCTTTTGCATGGCGTTGACAGGTTAGAACTTAAACAGCTTGCAGCTAACTTTAATCAAGATCCTTCTAACAAACATAACCATGTTGCCTTGGCTGCCTTGTTAGCACAAACAGCCGGATACACTAAAACAGGAGATCTACACAGATTTTTAGAAACCGGCGGACTAACACCGGAAGAGGAAGAATCAGTTATGTCCCCTGAAGAGAAAAAGGCCAAAGAAGAAAAAGAAAGGAAAGAAGGGGAGAAAGAAGCGCGGAAGGCGCAGAAGGGCAGAGAAGCCGCCATTGCTACATCTAAGGAGCAAGAGCAAACCGGAAATGCCGAAATACGCAATGAGTCTTTTCACGGAAGAGAGAAAAGATTATTACAAGAAGGTTTACTTCTCGAAGCAGAGGGTGCGACACAATGGTTGGCCAGTTGGGACCAGCTTGATGCTTTAAAATCTGTGATAAATCTCACTTCTTATGGTTTAATTGATTTGTCTCAATCAAGAATAGATCAGGTGGCAAAAATTTATGTTGAGAAGCTTAAAGGCGGCGTCATGGCCCTCCTTGAAAAGACAAAGAGTCTGGCTGAAAATATTGGATCGTATTTTCGAGAAGAAAGAAGAAGCAAGGCGAACGAAGCTGCTGAAATAGCGAAAAATGACGCTAGAGAAATTCGCAAAGTCATGGCGAAAGATCCGAGATACACAAAATAAAAATAATTTAAAAAACACTTGACATTTGTTGTATAATGTCATATACTGTATATAGAGGTTGAACATGGTCAAGAAATATGATTCGGGCTCTTCTTTACAAGAGAAGATTCTGAAGGGTGTTGATATACTTGCTGATAATGTTGCATCAACTCTTGGCCCACGCGGCCGAAATGTAATTTTGCATAAAAAGGGATCCAATCCAATTATCACAAAGGATGGTGTGACCATTTCAAGGTTCATCGATCTCGACGACCCTTTTGAAAATGCAGGAGCACAAATTATCAAGCAAGTCGCAGCAAGAACTGCTGACGAATGTGGTGACGGTACAACAACTTCCACTGTTTTAGCACGAGCATTGCTGCGAGAGGCACAGAAATACATCGTAGCGGGTTCTTCTCCTGTGGAGATAAAGAGAGGAATGGATAAAACTGTTACGGCGATTGTAGGGCAACTAGAGGGCCTTACAAAGCCTATTTCTAGTGTCGATGACATTGAGCATGTTGCAACAATTTCAGCCAATGGGGACAAGACAATTGGCAAGCTCATTGCTTCTGCTGTTGAGGCAGCTGGAAAAGATGGTTCAATCACAGTTGAGGAGGCTCGTTCTGTTGAGACCAGCTTAGATCTTGTAGAAGGCTTTCGTTTTGATTCAGGATATGTCTCTCCCCAATTCATTACAAATGAGCGAAGAGGGGCGGTGAAATATGACGAACCTCTCATTTTTGTGACTGACTGTGAAATTTCAACTGTTGAAGAAATACTACCACTCCTTGAGGTTGTCGCGAGAGAAAATAGACCTCTTGTGGTTGTGTGTGAAAATATTGAAGGGCAAGCCCTGGCAGCTTTAATTATGAATGCTATTCGTGGCACAATGAAAGTTGCTGCCATCAAAGCGCCGCGATATGGCGAAGAGAGAAGAAACATTCTTAAAGATTTAGCGGTGTCTGTTGGTGCCACTTTTGTCTCACGAGAATCCAGAATACAATTGCAAGATGTCAAGTTAGTGAATTTGGGTACAGCAAAAAATATTGATATCATAAAGAACTTTACAACAATCGTTGGTGGTAAAGGGGATCCACTAGAAGTGGAACAGAGAATTGAGAACTTGAAGGTTGAATTAGAACAGACTGATTCTCTTTATGAGTGTGAAAAAATACAGGAAAGGATTACTAGACTGGCTAGCGGTGTTGCCATTATTAGAGTTGGTGGAGCAACTGAAATTGAAATGATTGAAAAAAAACACAGAGTTGAAGATGCTCTTGAAGCTGTCCGTTCAGCACAACAGGAGGGAATCGTCCCCGGCGGCGGAGTTGCTTTGGTTCGAACCTTAAAGAAAATAAATGTTAAATATGAAAATGATGATCAGCAAATAGGAGGAAAAATTATTTGTGAAGTAACAAAAGCCCCTATTGTACAAATGGCTCAAAACGCTGGAGAATCTTCTGATTTAATTCTAGCTAAAATAATGAAGCTAAAGAACAATAAAGGTTGGGATTTTGCCTTTGGCGAAACAGTTGATATGCTTGAAGCAGGAATTATCGACCCCGCAAAAGTTACAAGAGTTGCTTTACAAAATGCTGTTTCTGCAGCATCAACATTAATCACTACAAATTATGCAGTTGTTGAGGCTGATCATTGATGCTAGACTATTTATTAATACCGAAAAGGGGAAAACGAAATGGATTCAAAGGCTGAAACAGCTCTTATTGAACTCAATGGAAAATTTGAACGGGTGATGGATAATATTGAAATAGTTAAAGACAAGCAAGAAGAAATGGCAGAAGATATTGTAAAAATTAAAGAGGCTGTTTACAACCCGGATGAGGGAATTTATGCTCGCATTCGTGAACTTGAAAGCTTCAAGAGGCAAGTGTCAAAAGTTTTGTGGATTCTTATGACGGCTTTGATTGGTTTAGGAATACATCAAGTTTTAAACGTGTTGTAGAGTATGTTTGTTAAAAAATATTATAACAAGTATAAAAAAGTGGCTGCAAAACCAAAGATCAAAGACGATAAAGTTTTTGAAACGGTTAATAAACTTTTAGAGCTTCCGTGGATGTTCGGAGGAACGAAAGATTTTTTAATTTCTATAAAAGAGTTGTATGAAAAGCATGGAGAGTTAACAAAAAATCAAATTGATGCTATAAATAGAATTAAAGAAAAAAACTCTCAAGAAACTGCAGAGAGCTATAACAAATGGGTGTCAAACTACGACGAGGAAAAAAGAGAAATAGCTAGCATATGCGCTCTGTATTATAAAAATAATCCACCTTATTTTTCTCAACTTGCTGAAAGAATTTTTAATGAATTAGACTTTGTTCCGTCTGAGAAACAATATAAATCAATGTGCGAAAATAAATTTACGAAAAAAGTTATTGAGGCCACAAAGGCTGAAGCCAAGTATCCAGTAGGGACTGTTATTAGGGGAAGAAAAAATGCTCCCATAAATATTCGTGACAGTTTGTTTTCAGTCATTAAAATAAACGCAACAGCTGTTCAGAGTGCAGCAAAGGGCGCAAAAATGTATGAATTGTTGCCTTTTGGTAAAACACATACAATTTTTTGTGAAGAGAGATATTTAAAAAAGATTAATAAATCGGAGGTCAGATGAAGGTTAAAATAGCTTATACTGTTGATGATAATCAGGTACCAAATGAGGTTGCAAAATTCCTGACTGACGTTAAACAGCAGCTGCACGAGAACGGTGAAGAGATAAACAAAATAATTTATAAGTTAAGAAACGTTTCTGAAATAAGTGACTTAAATTATTGTTTAGAAAATTTGCACATAGTTCGCACAAATTTGACAGATGCAGATCTAAAATTAGCTGATTGTGTTGACATTGTAGGTTCTTATGGAACTTACTTAGTTGGCAACAACGAAGAGCAAGAATCAATTGTTGACACTGTAGAAAACAATGACGAGGGTGAAGCAAAAAACGATAACATTGATGAAAACGAATAAGTTTAAAAAAGGCGACCTTGTTTTTATACCATCTGAGGTTAGATTAATTCAATTTCAAAATGAGGAGAACTCCCCAGCAACCGAGTTGCAACTTTTGGTCAACAATCACATTACCACAAATAAACCAAATCGCGTTCTTTTGATGGGTTCACTTGACAATTACTGCAAAGTGTATTATAATGGTGAATATTGGTTCGCCAATAAAGAAGATGTATATGAGGATTTTTAATGGTTACACAATTAATTGAAGTAGTAAAAACAAGTAAATTTATGTTAGAAAATGGTTCACTGTCAAAGGAAAACTATGCTCTAAGAGAAGTCTTCGTTAATCCGGCACACGTTGTTTGCCTTCGCGAAGATAAGGCATACAAAAAACTTTTATCAGAAGATGAGCTAATAGATGATTTAGATGAGAATCAATCTTTTACAAGAGTCTATCTAAACAGAGGCCACGCCGGGATTGAGCTTACAGTCGTTGGAGAACCTTCCTCTGTACAAGAAAAATTAGGTCTGGCAACGCAAAAACAATTACTAAGAGGTTAAAAAATGATAGAAAAACATTACATGTTAGTTACAAGAAATTCTTGCCCAAGCTGTCAAAAAGCTTTGGAGCTGCTAAAAGAAAATGAATGTTCATTCGCTTACACCGATATGGACAATGCTCGAAGGCTTTTAGATGTCACAATGGAACAAACAAGTTGGGAAACTGTTCCAATGATTTGGGAACAAACTTTGGACTGGAAAGGTGATCAGCCGGCTGTTGTGGAAAATAATTTTGTCGGAGGATACACAGAACTTCTAAAAACTTTTGAGGATGATAACAAAAATGATTGAATGCGGTTTACGTGAATTTCATGAGTACGGAAACACAGTTAAGTTAACGAGTAAAAAAAAGAAAAAAGGCTTTTATTCTCACACTGTTCTGCCGATAAAAGGATTAGGAAGAGATAAGTGGCCCATCATAGTTCATATAGATGTTGACTATGAACAATATTTAAGTGAGGGCTTATCGAAAGAAGAAATCTTTCATCAGTGTATTGAATTTCTTAATCAAGCTCCTCCACGCAAAAAGTATGCCAAAAAGAAACCAAAACCTTTGTACGGGCATTTAACGCTATACAAAGCAAAGTTTAAAAAAGATGAAAATGGACAATACATGGAAGCCGAACTGGCAACAGACCAGCGAAAAAATAAGAATTTTTGGCGAGAGGGGATCAGATATGGAAGAGTTAAGCTACCATCTAAATTAAAAGCAAAATGAAAGATGAAGAAGGATACTACTCTGTTCCAATAAATGATTGTTTGGAGAGAATAAGTAGTTGTTTGGGCAGCAGGAAAATTGCCAAATCTTGCATTCAAGAGTACATCAATGATGAGGAAGCATGGAATTCAGGTTTGATGACTCTGTTGTGTGAATATTACTCCATCAACTGTCGTTATGTTGAACTTATGGATGATTTAATTCTTACTCCTCCGTTTGTAGATGAAGTAACAGAAGAAGAATCAGTCTCTATTGACCTCAAAAAATACAGTCTTTTGGCTTCATATTCAAAACTACTGCTTGTTGATGAAATGGAATTGAAATACGCGCATAAAATATATTTATTTATTCAATGAGGTTGACTTTCTTTTCACGATGCTTATCTTGTATATGGAACAGAGCTGACAAAGGAGGAATTAACTATGACACTTGTTCGTTTTTCAGAACCCCTTGCGGATTTTACTAAATTGTTTGACGATTTTTTGGCGCCAACCAAAAGCACATTCGATAGAGATTTTTTTCATCCACAAATTTTTAATAGGTCAACACCTTCCGTAGAAGTGTACGAGACCGATGATGCGCATGTAATTGAAATTGCTGCGCCAGGACTTGACAGAGACAAGCTTAAAGCATCTCTCGAGAAGAAGACATTAACGCTTTCTTATACGAATGAACAAAAAAAAGAAGAAGGAAATGCTCGTAAGCATTCATTCAGTTCGTTCGCTCGTTCCTGGACTGTGCCAGAAGGAACAGTTGCCGAAAATGTCAACGCTGAATACAAAGATGGTATTCTTGTCGTGACAGTAAAGAAACCAGAGGTACAAGTAATTCCAGCACAAGAAATTAGTATCACCTAGTGCCTGCTTTCGCGATGCTTGAAAAGGGGCGCTTTGCGCCCCTTTTTATATTCTATTAACTAATAAAAGAACTAATTAATATGATATACTGTATCAAAGGGCATCGATGCATGAAAAAAAAGATTAAAGTCAAAATTACAGAAGCGAAAAAGAAAAGACTTGATGAGGTTAGGCCGACAACTGAACTCTGGCAGTGTAAAGCCATACTGACAGTTGATGTTCCCATGTCGGATGAAGATCCGGGCCTTGAAGATTACAGAAATTCGATTAGAGTCAGATGTGGTGTAACTATCGTTGATGGAATAGGGGCTTCTAAGAAAGAGGGCGGTCGACTTATGTCAAAATTAAGAATTAAATTTGCAACTGATGGACCTCCAGAATATGAACTTAGAAGATTAAAGAAGTTAATTGCTCAGATAAAAGGAGTGAGAGGAATTTCTATTATTTCGGGCACACTAATCAAGGCTGAAAGAAAGTGGAGAGAATGAAAAATTGTATGGAAAACTGGAGAAATTTTATGGAGGAGAAAAAGAAATTCAAAGCAGCAATGGTTGTCGTCCTCAATGATGATAAAAAAGTACTTTTATTAAAAAGGTCTACAAGTTCCAATTGGATGCCTAAAAAGTGGGCTTTACCCGGTGGCCATATAGAAAAAGGAGAGTCTCCAAAAGAAGCTGCAATTCGTGAGACAAGAGAAGAAACTAGTTTAGACATTAGTAATGTTTACGAACTGAAGGAAAAGGAACAAGTTATGATGTACTACTCAAATTCTCAAAGTGGAACTGTCAAACTTGATTCTGAACATACGGATTGGGCTTGGGTTGCTTATGATAAAATAGACAATTATGATGTAACGCCAAAGTTAAAAGATACTGTTAAATTGGCACTGGAAAAGATAAAATGATGCGTCTTTACAAGTTATGTAAAATAATAGAGAATAGGTTACCTGAAATTACATTTATTATATTCGCAGGCACACTCGGATATGGCATATATTTATTGAAGTGGGGACTTGTACAATGAATGGCGCCGGATGTAAATATTGTATGCAAGACGCCAAATATGGCATTCAATGGGGTCCGCAAGCAGGACAAAAAGAATATGCCTGCGATGATCACATAAGAAAACTTTTGGATTCTATCAAGGCACCAGAAATGTGGGTCATAAAGGTCCAAACAGTATGAAACTCCTATTTGAAAATTGGCGTCAGTATTTGGATGAAAATGAAAATGCAATTTATTATTGGCAAGCCAAAGGTACGTGGGAGGGCGGTTTAGGTGTTTCTGTTCCCAAAGCAATCCCGCGAGAAACCATAGTAGAAGATATCTTTGAGAAGATTCGGAAAATAAAGTTTCCAGATCGTCCAAGCCGTTTAAACTGTGTTTTTTTATGTGAAAACTTAGAAGGATTCGGTGGTGGAAGTTATTGCACAGATAAAAAAGAAGATATAGGCGGCAACTCCATAAAAACATATGAAGTGAAGCTTCGTGGGAATCCTAAAATATTTAAAACAAATTCGGAAATATGGACAAAAGCTCGTGAGCTACATAACAACGGTGCAAGTGAAGAAAGAATACAAGATACGGCAGAATCATATTGGAATCCTCAGAGTTACATTACTCTTGGAGAAATACTTGTGAGTCCTCCAGAAGCAGTAATAATAGTAGGAAGGCATGAATAAAATGAAACTCTTATTTGAAAATTGGCGCAAATACTTGAATGAATCCGACGCAGAAGGAAAGACCTTTACGTTTAGTAGGCTTGAGCTACAGGGACTAAATAAATCTATTGCAAAGATAGTTTCTGCTGCAAAAAAAGTTTTAGGTGCTGAAGGATCAGTTCCATACATTAGTTTAAAAGATTTAGAGCCGGCACAAGAAGAGACAATACCCCTAAAAATGGTCGCAGAAGTGGAGGGTGAAGAAAATGTATTTTCCTTGCGTCAAAGATATCACGGACCAGAGGGAGAGTTAAAAAAACGTGGGCCACGAGCCGTGAGAGGCTTAGAAAAAGGTCTTGGCCGAATGTCAGCTGAAGAGTTTGAAGAAACTGGTTATGTTTTAAAAGTTCCGGAAGAAGTTTTAACAGATTTTCGAACATTAGTTGAGAGCACAAAGAATGTTGCTGGGCTATACGAAGAAGCTAGAGACTGGTATCATAATATTCGAGAACTTTTAGACAATGAAACAGAAAGTGACAGAGACTCAGCTTTGATGGGCTTATTAATTGCCACTTACTCGCCTCGTGCTAAATTTTCTCTAAACTTGACGGAGGCAATCTTTATGTATAAAGCAGTACAACAAGATGCCGCCACTAATCCGGAACTCCTCAAACGGTATCTTGAAACCTTTCCAGGCGCTGAAAAAAGACAACCAGGAGAGTTTAGAGGATTTACTGGTGCTCATAAAGTTCCAAATTTTGCACTCAATCTTATAGATCCCTCTTTGGCAGGCGAAAGAGATGAATCTGGAAATATTGATTATAATGATCTTTATGAATGGAACTCAACAATTGATACGTGGATGATTGATGCTTTTTATCCTTCTCTTCGCAAGGCTTCAACAGCAAAAGAATGGGACGCGATCAAAGGCAAATTAATGTCCGGTATTGTTTCTTATCGTTACATGGCGACTCTTGTTGCACGAGAGGCTAAAAAATTAAATTTATTACCTCACGAACTTCAAGCGTTAATCTGGGTTTCGTCACAAATTCGTCAGACAGGCGAATCAGGTTCGGGCGTCACGACTCAATTTGCTTACGATCAAATTAGGCAAGCAATTGTAAATGTGGCGCAAATTAGTGATGATTTAGACACACTGAAAAAATTAGATGAAAAAGATTGGCTCGGCACCATTTTACACAAAATTGAAAGCGAAGGATTCGCAGAGGCTGCAAGAATTGTTTTAGAAAAGGGAAAAGGCGTAAGAAGTCTTGCTGCTCGCGGCAAAAAGGGAACAGCATTCAAATACTTTCCAGAGCCAGAAACGAGGAAAGAGCCTACAAAAAAAATCACCACCACGAAAAAAACAGCTGTCGGATCAAAGCCAGTTAAAAAATATACTGATCCAGAATTTAAAGAATTAAATACATATTATGTGATGAACAATGTAGTCCAAATGCCAACAGGCAAATTTAATAATTTATATGATTCTGTCATTCTTTATTTGGATCCAGAGTTTTCAACCGAAAAAGCTGTTGAATACATTACCGGCAGATTTGATCCGGAAGCGTTGAGCACCAAAACATATTTTAAAGAAGGCTCAGTAAAAGAAGTCATCAAAAAATCAGGCAAAAAATGGTGCCTTCGTTCCAAAAAGAAGAATCCCAAAACTGGCAAGAGCAAAAATTTGGGTTGCTATTCATCAAGAAAAGGTGCGGAGAAGAGAGAAAAACAAGTTCAGTACTTCAAGCATAAGGGTGGATAGATGAAACTCCTACTTGAAAACTGGAGAAAGTTTGTAAGCGAGGATTCGGAATCGGAGATACCCTCGGAAGGGCTTGAAGATTCTGTTCGAAAAGCAGCAAAACACAGCATGTATGTTAAATATTTTAGACCTTATAAAAGTAAAAAGTGGGGCGGCCTGCCTCCAACAAAAAGCACATGGTCAAGTGTTTTAGAAGCGTTAGAAATAATAGAAACCCTTTATGACTATCGTCTTGGTCTGTTGACGGCCCGAGGCCTGCTTGGTTTAAAAGAGAGAGGAAAACTTGGTACTTATTTTCCCATTCCCGAAGATGCCGACTGGGACGAAATAGATGACATAGCTGAAGACATAAAAAGAAAATTGTATGAAGATTTAAAGGGTATGATCGTCGGCAGTAGAATAAAAATAGACACTTTCGAAATCCATGGACGCCCAGAAACGAAAAATCATGAAAACGAAGAGGGAACCATAGTTGACATTCCCGCTTATAGAGGTAGAAGAGAGTTCGAAGTAAAGTGGGATAATAATATACCTGTGGCAACTACAATCAGACAACCATATCATTCTGATTACACAGCAACTGTTAAATTTGAAATAATTGATCCACCCTCTATGGAAGAAGTGAAGAAAATAGTGGAGCAGATACATCCTGCTCCCTTCGCATATTGGCAAAAGAAAAAATGAAACTCTCAATAGCAATATTTCTAATGACTGCCTTAATTCCAATGGGAGATCCCAAAAAAGATATCGGAGACATAGAAAGAGACACAAAGGCATTGGCTTTCTATTTACAAGATAAGAAAGATCATAAAGAATATTGCCCAGAAATTGACTGGAAGCAGCCCCCACTTGCTACTTATAAGAAAGAACCAAAATCATATTTACCGGAGGACTGTAAAGAATGAAAGTCAACGTAGATCTATGGAAAATCTTTACTCTTGTTCTCGGCATACTTATAATGCCGCTGGCTGGTTGGGTTTGGCAAACGAATTTGGATGTTGCCGAAGTAAGTAATGATCTCGGAGATCTTGAAGTAAAGGTAGCCAACATTGAAAAAGATGCTGAAGAATATGAAAAGAATGCTCGCGCTCTCATTGGAGTCGAAAAAGATATAGAACACATTAGAGCTTCACTATCAAGAATTGAGGAGTTGGTTACAAGATGAAACTCCTATTTGAAAACTGGAAAAGATATTTGAAGGAAGGCGATGTTATTCCTGTCGATTTTAGCAAAAAGAGGACGTCCGAACCGGTACCCGAGAGAGAAGAAGCGAAGGAAAGGGCCATAAGTTTTGTTAATCGATTAGAATATGCGATAGGAGAAGAACTTGAAGCTGGTTTCAATGCTCGCCATGGCAAAGCACCCGGAGAAAAATATGAGGACATAGAAGAAATTATGAAAATACTTGACGACCACGAGTTATTCGATAAACTTGTCAAACTTTTCACTGTTGAGGAGTTGGTCACAAGATGAAACTTATATTTGAAAACTGGAAAAGATACTTGAAGGAGGGTGTCATTCCTGTTGATTTTACTGGCAAAAAGAGGACATCCGAACCAGAAGGACCAGTTGGCGAACTACCTGTCGGTCGCCTCCCGCTGCCCCGAACACCGAATCCCGTTCAGCCTGATATTGACGATCTCGTTCTTCAAATTGAGGAAATAATAGGGTCTGCTCTCGAAGATGTTTTTGGATTATCTCCCACGGATATACCTATAGACAAATATGAGCAGTTGGAATTGCGCACTAAAGAAGTAATAAAAAGAGAACTGGCCGAGCCCATGCAAAAAATAAAAGAAGAACTCGCTACGCTTTTAGATCCGGAGCACGAGTACAAACTTGAGGAGCCTGAAGGTGAGACACCTTGAACAAAATAATGAAACATATCTCAGCCACCTCAAATTTGCAGGAACAGTCGGCTTAACACTAATCTTTAGAGGTGTTATATTTGTTTGGCATGGTTTGTTTCCCGTCTATGACGTCCCGAAGGAATTGAACCTTGAGGACACTCGTGATAAACTAAACGGATGGAGCGACCATGCAAAGCGAAGAATCTCCAAAAAAAGTGTGTAGAAAATGCGGCGGTATGGGACACACAATGGTTTACGAGGCTCCGCATGTTAAAAGAAAATATTGTGACTGCGCAACTGGAAAAAAGAGAAAGAAGTTTGTTGAAGCACAGATCAAAACAAAAGATACTGATCCCGTGTGGGAACTATTTACTATATGACGCCACCTGTTTTAAAACTAAGAACTCACTCGGAAGAACAAAGAGAAAAGGTGATCGAGATCATTAAAAATATATTAAAAAAAAATTATACAAATTTAAAACTTAGCGAGCTGTCAATAAAAGAAAATGTTATCGAAGAAAGTACAGATATAATCTGCAAATTACTATTTGGAAAGAAAAAGTTAACAATAAAAGGCTCGGGGAAAGGGCCTGTAGATGCTTTGTTCGGTGCTCTAGTTGATAATTTGTCAGATGAATACTGTTCCTTAAAAAATTTACATTTTACTAGATTTTCAATTGAAGCGGATATAGAAAAGCATTTAAGATCTTCTAAAGCAGATGCTGCAGTTGAGGCAACACTGGAGGTTGACAACAACTGTGAGCTTTTGATGTTCAGAGAAAGCGCCAATTCAATTAATGTCGTTTCAGCAAAAGTTGTTTTAGCGGCAGTGGAACATTTTATTAATGCCGAAAAGTGTGTTATAATATTATATAACAATATACAAAATACTACAAAAAGAAATCGTGGTGATATGACTGATATATACACTCAACAACTCTCTGAAATTGTTAAGAACGTTTCTTACGAAAGCGTGATTTCCAAGTTGAAAGAAACTAATTAGAAGCATGCTTATGAAAGAAATAATGAAAAGCTGGAGAAGTACTGTTGATCAGATAAGCGAAACAACCTACAGAAGAGTACTACAAAAAATTGAAGACCTAAAAGTCCCCTTTGCGATTGTAACGGCTGATCGGCCTGAGTATTCTCGCGGTCAAAATGATATGAGGTACAGTGAAATGCAGCAAGCGGTTAAAGCTGCAGGTTTTCCATTTGCTAAATTATTGGGTTCGTGGCCTGTAAAAAGTGAAGAAGGGGATGGAGCAGTTGAGAAAACAGTTTTAAAATCTATTATCATTTATGATGAGGAAAGGGGAGATGTCGAGCGAACCGGCGTAGAGCTAAAAGAATTAGCTAAAATACTCTGTAAGAAGTATGAACAAAGAGCTTTTGTCTTTGGAGAACCTGGCGAAGACACCAATGAAATGTATATAAATGCATATAACCAAGATGGATCCGAAACAGATTATGGCGACTGGTCAACTATACAACAAATTCCAGATGACGGTGATTTTTGGTCTAAAGTTCGTGGAACAACTTTTGCTTTTAAGAAAAAGAAAGAAAATGAAAGTCAATAAAATATTGCAAACCTACATCCCTCCTTCACATTATAAGTGGGCAGGAATGGAAGAAGAAAAGAAGGAAAAAAAGAACGATCTCGACATAGAAAAGCTTGACAAGTTGGTTAGAAAAGTATATCATAAAAAATACGGAACATATAATCGCAAGGGAGAATTTATTGTTTTCGAGGAAGAAGCCGAGATACAAAATAGGGACGCTGCTGAAACTTAAAGATGCTTGGCCAGGTCGAGAACAGATAATGATTATCGATTATTTTCTAAGAATAGAAAAATCTGAATTGTATGGAGGTTCCGTTATTAAAGATAAATATTGGATGTACAATTTAATGTATTTGGGAGATAGCGGGAAGAAGATTCCACAAACAGCTTTATGGCTTGAAGAGATGATCGCAGATAAAAAAATAGAAGTAGTGGCAACTCCTAACTAATTATAATAAGCAGGAGTGCCTATGGATTGAACAGACTTGATGAAAGATTTTTAGCTAAACTAATAGCGCTTTTGTTCTTATTTTTTCTTGGAGTCATGTCTTCAAGGTGTGCCATGGCAAAATCACCAGTCAAAGCGAAGTTTTATGATTTTTCTGAACAGCTTATCGATGGCCAAGTAAGAAGACCGTCAGCACTTTATACAGATGTTAGACAAGCGGCAAAATTTAAAAGACTTTTGAGACTTAAAAAATCTTTCACAAAAAAGCTTTTCGACGCCGCCAGGATGCCAATTTTTAAATAGGCTGTAGAAAGTTATAGTTCCTAGTTATTATTAGGAGACTATATTGTTAGCACCGCAAATTGGCGACCTCGTAGAAATTATTAATATTTCAGACGCGACATCATACTTTAAGTGGGCGCAAAATTTACCAAAACAAGCTGTATATTTAGGAGAATTCGAAATTACAGTTTATTCTAATAGTTATAATAGAAGCGATACATGTTACAAGGTGTACGTTGATGGACAAGAAAGGTGGATTGCCACGCTAGATGAACTCAAAATCTTATCAAGAGCAAAAAAGTAAATTTGAAGTCGGCGACTTAGTTTGTTACGAAAATTCAAGTGGCAGAAACATATGCGGGATTATAACAGAGACAAAGACAGCGCCAAAGTTAACCGAACAAGGAGACATGGTTAAAATATATTGGTGTATAGATAGAAATGAAACAGATATATCCCCGTCGTCGTACCCTCCAATGAGAAAAAATGGTTGGATTGCGGCTGGTTTACTGATGGAGGCTGGTAATTTAAAAATTGTTTCAAAAAAAAATAGTTGACAAATGAAAAAGAAAATGGTATAAAGGAGATACGCGGAAAAAAATGGACGAAGAAAAAATTAATTTAACAGAAAAAGAAGGAGCAATTGTTCTTCGCGACGATGCTCCTCCGGAAATTTATGCACCAATTGGAGTTAGTGAGACATGTGACAATATTAGATTTACGCTAGCTTTTATTCTTTATGCAGTTGAAAAAGAAGATTGGATTAAAGAATTTGGAGGGTTTGTGAATACGATGCAGGAAGAATATCATGAAAAAGTAGCTGAAATGAGAAGGTCAAAGTTTCAGGTCATAGAGGGAGAAAAAGAATAATGCTAGAGGAGTTAAATGAAGGCAGGAAGAATTGAAGTTGTATGCGGTCCAATGTTCTCCGGCAAATCAGAGGAATTGCTGAGAAGGCTTAAAAGAGCGGAAATAGCGAAAAAAAAATATCAATTATTTAAACCAGCTTTGGACGATAGATACTCGGAATCAGAAGTTGTTTCTCATTCCGGGAAAAGGTTGAAGTGCCATGTTCTAAAAAATTCACATGAACTAATGAGCATGTTAGAAGAGGATACTGAAATCGTTGCTTTCGATGAAGCACAATTTTTTGACTTTTTATTGTTAGAAACAGTTTCAAGTTTGGCAGATATGGGAAAGAGAGTAGTAATTGCTGGACTGGATATGGACTCACGCGGAGAACCTTTTGGTCCTATGCCCAAGTTCATGGCAGTAGCGGAAGAAGTTTTAAAGCTCACTGCTGTTTGTGAAGCGTGCGGAGAGTCAGCAACCCACACTTATAGATTGACAGAAGACAATACAGATCAAGTGCTTGTCGGAGCAGGAGAACATTACCAGGCGCGTTGCAGGGAACATTGGTGTAGTAGATGAGTCCGTCTCTAATGCTACTGGCCTTTTGTTGGACAATTACTATCGTATTATGTGTAATAGCATGGAGAAGTTAAATGGCACAAAGAAAAAAAGCAAAGAAAACAAGACAAGGGGATGGAAAACATACTTACCGTTCCACTCACAAAAATTCTAAATACCATAAAAAAGGGAAAAAATCAAGAGGACAAGGAAGAAGGCGACGCTAGCATCATATTTACTATGTGATACTTGAGCCTACAATAGGTGATTTAATCAGATGGTCCAGAATAGATTTTCACAAGCATTATCTGGCTGGCTTTGCAATAGTTACGGGAGATTTTGATTTGATGATTAAAATTTATTGGGTTGGCACAACGCCGATTCCACTTGAAACGACGGACGACGGCTCTTGCTGGGTATATAAAAGAAGGTGCACAATCATTAGTAAACACGGAGATCCAAATTATGAAAATTTACGATATAGTTGAGGGCAAATGGCTAACAGAAAAAGAAGCGGAAGAGATCAAAAAAGAAGATCATAAAAAGTTTGATCTCAGACTTCGCCTTATAACTTACGATGAAGAAAAAGACTGGCTTAAGAGAGAAAAAAACCTTTCTTCGCAGTGAGCAACTATTTATAGTTATGAAACTATTATTTGAAAATTGGCGTAGATATCTTAAGGAAGGGAATTCCAAAGTAGACGCCAGATTCTCAGAAGTAGCTTACAATTCTATGTTTGCTGCATCTGTGTTTAGAGATGAGGGAAATATAACTGAAGCAGAAATTACACAGCTTCAATATATTTCTAGTAGAGCTGAAAATCCAGATCTAGAAGTTGTTAAAAAGTTTCATGAATCTTTATATCAAGGTAAAAGAGCTGGATTTCTATCTTATTATTCTTTTGAAGAGTTGGTAAAAATGGACCTACATCTGTTAGAAAATCACAATGCTGGATTTGCCATAAAGAGTGGAGATGATATAGTTAGCGTTCATAATAATTCTGAATTGAGGGGGTTGGGTAGTGAGTTTATGAGGAAGGCAAAAGAAGTTGGAGGTGCGCGATTAGATCATTTTGATGGGTTCTTGAGCGGTCTGTACAGAAAGCACGGATTCACTGATGTTTATGAAGTTTATCAATGGGACGAACAATATAAACCTGAAAAATGGAACTATGATTCAATAAACATCCTGAATCCTTCAACCAGCGTATATGCAGAAGCTCTTGATGGATTAATCTTTGAAGATCCTGACACTCTGCCAAACGAAAAGACAGAAGTTGTTGCGGAAGATAATTTTAATATTGCAATTAATCCAAATTTAAAGTTTAATAGCTATAAGTACGGTAGGCCTGATGTGATAATGAGAAAATTAGCTTGAGGTCATTATGAAACTATTACTTGAAAATTGGCGCAAATTCTTATTAAAGGAATATCCACAAGAAAAATTCGAAGATCCTCATAATAGGAGCTTTATTAGATTTGGAAAGTTCGGTAAGTCCTCCAGGATGGGACTGGACTCAGATTTTCTGGCCGACATAGGAAGTACGGGAGTTGAGGCGGGCGTCTCAGTATATTTCACGTACCCAATGAAGGGCAAGTACATCCTGATCGACCCGGAAGAAAGCAGAGCGCGCTACGGTTTGGGAGAAAATTACTGGGGACACATGCTAACAAAGGCGTTGGACGTAGATAATATCTTCCTGGTAGAGGGAGATCTAATTCGCACAAACCTCACCGACGAAGATGCGTATCACCGCGCCCGGGCCGAACTGGAGGAATTGAAATACGAACTGGAGGAATTGGAGGAAGAGGATCTCTCTCCGGCAGAGTACGAGAAAGAAGCTACGCGACTAAACAAGGAAATAGAAAAAGTAAAATACTCAATGGAGTGGACTTATGACGTCGGCGCAGATGGCGAACCACTTCTGAGGGATGTGAGGATAATTAAACAATTGCAGCCAGAAGAAATCATCTTTAGCGAATTTCGCCCAGAAGATACTCTGCAAAGTTTTTTGGAAAGGGGAAAAGGACCATGAAACTCCTATTTGAAAATTGGCGCCAATATCTTGCTGAAGTCACGCTGCGTGTCCAGAAAGACAAAGTTATTTTGTATCACATTGGCCCAACTCCGGCGAAACCAGAGCCAACAGCCCCTGAGACTTATGTTTGGGGCCGCAGCCATCGTGCTCCGATGCCTGATACCGGTGTGTTTATGTCGCCAAACTACATAGATATTTCGAAATTTCATGGTGTAAGCGGCAATGTGTATGTTTATAAAGTTCCCCATTGGGTAATCAAGAAGGAAAAGGGAATTCACCGCTTTGATTCGGGCACTGAAATATATATTTCAGGGGAGACTTGGAAGAAAGCTGGAGACGAGATTGAGTTTCTTGGTAAAAAAATGTCAGCAGACGCCCTACGCCGCGAAGTAGAATATTCAGGTTGGCTTCCGTCGCGCCGCAGAGGCTCCACCAAAAAACCTGGTTGGTTTTCGGATGAAGAATGGGAAAGGTTTAGCGACACACGACTTAAAAAGAAATATTTAGATGGGCTAAGATCGACCAGCCATCTGGAAGATGTTATTAAAATGCTTACCCCGAATGAAAGAAAAGAGGCTATAGATATATTTAGTAATATACAGTATGGCACATATGGAGGCACAAAGTCTGCCAAGAAACGCGATGCTCACATTTTGAGTATGCTAAAGGAATATGAGTAGTGAAACTATTATTTGAAAATTGGCGCAAATATCTTCTAACAGAAATTCAATGGGAAGGTGAAAAAGGCGTCATGAAGACGCAACTCGACTGGCCGACGCCTCTAGAGCCCAAGGTACCCAACGCCATTAGAGATTTGATACTAAGATATATGGAACAGCACGAACACGAATGGGCCGAGCCAGATGATCCGTGGTACGGCCGCACACAAACACAGGAATTTAAACATGACAGATTTAGAAGGATCTTGTCCGGCCTGGCATTAAACCTTCATCCACATAAAGGAGATTTAATACCAGGTGATATAACAGATGGTCAAAAAGGCGAGGCAATACTGTGGTTGTTAAAAATACTAAAAAGCGAAGAAGATACAGCGTCATTCGACAGCCTTATGAAGGAATTGGTTGGCGGCCCCGTCCCAGACGGCATCTCGCGACCGATAGCACATGCTCTAGAGACGTATTTCCATCATAAGCATTTGATGTCAAAAAATCAAATAATGCAAATTGGTTCACTAGAAGAACTTTATTCCGTTGTGGAAGAGGCCCGCCCAGAGATTGAAAAAAGTCGACAAAAAAAGATTAAGAATCCCAATCTGATTGTGGAAGGTACAGAATTTCTTAGAGGAGAGTGGAAGAAAAATGCGGGGGGAGAAATTGACTTAGACAATCCTGAAACAGTACCAGGAAAAGGTGGATGGGTTATAATGGGTATCCATAACAAGGCAGCTTCTTGTTTCCACGGAACAGCAGATTGGTGTACTGCTATCCCTGGCTTGGATTATTTTGAAGAGTATTATCAAGAGGATAATCCTTTGTTTATTTTTGAGCGGAGAGACTTCGAAGATCTCTCTCTTCTTGCAAAATTTCAGTTTCATTATGGCACAGAGCAATTTATGGATCGGTATGATAGTCCGGTGTCCAAGGAAACTTTTGAAGCGCTTCATGGCCAGCTTATAAAGACAGAGGCATATGAAAAATATCAGATACTTAAAAGGTACGATCTGAATAAAATGGTAAGGATTGGTTCAGATGCTTCTCTCGATGAAATAAAAACTGCGATAGCTTCCATACCCAAAGAGAGAAGGGAGCATTGGCTTAAGCCGCTCGCAACCAAGCACTTTGGGACCGGCCCCAAAGTGAAAACAGAAGTTCTACGCCTGTTGGCTACTAAAGAATTCGAAGATATTTCGGCAATTGCTTACAGTCTTACTAAAAATCCTGCTACACCAATTGACGTTCTGGAATATCTCGCAAAAAACGCCAAATCCCACGCCCAGAGAAAACAGACAGCGGAGGAGTTGGAAAGAAGAAAATGGTCTGACCCGGGTTGGGAGTCCAGACATCTGGAACCAGCTGCTCCTTCACCTTTGCAAGAATATTTTGCTAAATTTTTGAAATAATGCTTGACAACCGACTCGATTCGTGTTATGATGGGGACACATTCAAAATCGGAGAGAAAAAATGGATGATTTGACTTCTAAACTTATTGCCTACGAAGAGGGACATCTTTCTGACGAGGAGACAATCGAACTCTTTCAACATTTGGTAGACACGGGATTGGCATGGTCCTTGCAAGGTTTTTATGGGCGCATAGCGACACGGCTGATTGAAAAAGGGCTGATTAAAAAAGGACCGATTAGTGAAGGTCGGTGATTTGGTAAAGTTGAATAAAGAGAGGGTGGCAAAACACTCATACGCTTTTGATGATAGGTATATAAAAACACTTGGAGATTGCACCGGCATATTAGTAGAATCGAAGGAAGATTTTTTAGATTTTCCAGAACTTCCCGCTGAGGAACTTTTCACAGTTTTGTTTAGAAACGGGAAAAAAATAACGCTATCGAAAGCCTGGCTTATGCCAGTAGAGAATGAAGAGTAAACAAATACAAATTGGTGATTTGGTTAAAATGAAAGAAACTTCTCACTATCCAGGAGAGACTGAAAACAAAAATATAACTGGCGTTGTTGTTGACGTTGCTATAGAGGGTATTTCTAAGAAGTATGATCAGTTTGGAGTAGAAGATCGTTGGATTAAAATTATTTTTCTTGATGGAACTAAAGCAACACTATTTCATGATGAACTAGAAGTGCTTGCAAAAACAGAAAGCTAAAAATGAAAGATTATAATTATAAAGATATTGGATTAGAAATTGGAAAGCTTGTTCAAGAAAAGAACGAAGCCTATGGCAACTCCTTCGGACAATCATGCGAGATTCTTAAAGTTCTTTATCCTGATGGGATAAAACCTGAACAGTACAGAGATGCGTTAGCAATTACGCGAGTCATTGATAAGTTGTTTAGACTAGCCACAAAGAAAGATGCTTTTGGCGAAAGCCCTTGGAGAGACATTTGTGGTTATGCCATGCTTGGAGTTGCAAACGACGAGAAAGATAATGAAAGTAGGTGACTTAGTTCGTTGCGTATGGCAACCTGAAATCGCTCGTATTGAAAATAACTGTGCAGTGTTAATGGAACACGAAATTAAAGGAGAACTAGGAATTGTACAGAGTGTACGAAATCCTGTGCAAGGATCTTATTTTATCTTCTTCCCAAAGTTTAATTACGCGCACCCCCTTGTGGAATCAGCATTTGAGGTGATTAGTGAAGGTTGGTGATCTGGTTTGTTGGACATCAGAGCTTATGTACGGACTTTTAGATGGAAAACCAATGGTGATTGTTGAGCTAGCAAGACTTAATTATGACGTTCGCGTTATTAATCCGTCAACAGGGTGGTCAGTTTGGGCCTCTGAAGAGGAATTGTATCTTGTAAGCTCCCGAGATCATTAAAGAAATTTTTTTCTTGACAACTGTTCTTTTCTTTGTTATAATGGTAATACAACAATCGAGGAGAAAACGATGCAAAACTGGAGAGCGAAACTAAAACTTGATTCTGGGCATATCGAAGTCTATGTCCAAGCCCCTAACTTCTTTGCAGCCAAGGAAATGCTTGAAGCCATGTACGGCAAGGATAAGATTTGGGGCGGACCTACTCCTTGTTAGTAAGACAAGAATGAAAGTAGGCGACTTAGTTTATTGGAAAGATGACATGATGAAGGGTTATCCAGACGATAACCTTTTCATAGTCATCGATCTAGAAAGACAAGAGCCTTATCATGATGGAGATCCTATGTTTTCGCACACTCATGTTCGCGTTGTTAGTCCGTCAGGGTGGTCGCGTTTGGTCGCCATCGACGGACTGGAAATTATAAGTCCTGGAAATTGTTGAACAATTTTTTTCTTGACAATCACATTGGTTTTTGCTATAATGGGAACATGTTGAAAATCGGAACATTGGTTTTGTACAAAAATGACTCACCAGACGAGCAATGTCTGGGCGTTGTTACTGGAAGTGGTAGGCTTCTAGCAGATGTCGTTGATGAGGAGGATATAGAAGATTATTATCGCAAGACTGAGTTAGCGGGCGAAGTATATCCAGTGAAATGGTTTGATATGAAGGGTATCTGCAACGAACAACCAGAAAATTTGATAATAGTATCGGAGGTAAAATGAAAGTAGGAGATTTAGTAACACTATCACAGTACGGTTCTAATCTTGAGAATATGTGGCGACATCACAGGGATTGGCAAGACGGTAAACTAGTTGGACTTCTTACGGAGGTATACAAGAGTGATAGCCACTGGGATCAAACAACTTATTATATTGTTCAATGGATCAATCCTAAGTATAAAGGCTTAAAAAGAATGATGTGGAGCAAATCAGGACATTTCAAGAGAAGTGATCTCAAAATGTACAGGGCTCCAAAAAAGAAATGAAAGTCGGTGATTTAGTAAAGCACGGCTGGACAAAGGGAAAACACGGATTGATTACAAAGATAACTGATAGGCCTCATTCATACTCGCCCGGTGAAGATATACGCAGGTATGACATACTTTGGGTTTGCAGAGGGTATTCGTATATATCGGAAGAGGCATCCTTTGCTTTCGAGGTGATAAGTGAAGAGGGTTAAGAAAGGTGACTTGGTAAGATTTAGTGATTGGAAGTTGCTGGATTCGGAGAAAGATATTGCTTTGGTACTCAAGGTGTATCGCGGGATTCCTGAAGGCAGCAAAAAACCTGCGAAACTTTGTGACGTTATGTGGCACAACACTGGTTTCGTCAGAGTAGGATTTGAAGTGGCTGAGTTCGAGGTACTAAGTGAAAGTCGGTGATCTTGTAAAGTGTATAACAGTTGGTTCACATGGATTGATTATGAAGATCGACAGGACTTCAATTACGCAGAGTTATCAAGAGAGATACTGGATATTGTTGCATGGCAAAAGGACTGCTTTCCTTTTCTTGGGTCATCAACTTAAAATCATAAGTGAGGGAAAATGATATTTGATTATATTCCAGATGGTATGATGTTTGGCCTGTTGGATAATGGCATCGTGCTCTTCGGGATGTACTTCGGCGTAGACTTTGAAGGGTGGTTAGCCGAGAAACTAGGCAAAGAATCAAATCCATTCTTGGGGGCAGTAGTGGGAGCAACAGGGTCTAATGCCTTTTCTGATGGTATTGCAGCAGCAGTAGATCCATCAATGCAGGGTATGGTTTATGGTATTGTGCTTGGCTGTGTCACAGTGATGCTTTTTATTCCATTTGCTGAAAAGCTCCGAAAAAAAAGTTGACATCCGACAATAAATGTGATAATATGTCCTCATGAATATATTTGCTATCGAAGGGAATACTGACACGGGAGAGATCGACTGGATAGAATCTGCGAAATCTCAAGACAACTACCGAGTCGTCAAGATGATACTAGAGTCTTGTCAGATGTTGTGCACCACTCTCAATGAGCAACACGGAGAGCAAGTTGCGCCATATCGTTCGACACATAAAAGTCACCCGTCAACCAAATGGGTCAGAGCTTCTTCTGCGAACTTCGAGTCGCTCATCGAGCACACTATGTCAATGATAGAAGAATATCATTCACGCTTTGGCAAGGTTCACAAGTGCATGACAGTGTTGGACAATTGTTTAGAGTTGTATGATTCCTCTTTGTTCCCAACCGATCAGCCAACTACCTTGCCATTGGCTATGCCACCTGAGTTTAGGTCTGATAATATTATTGAATCTTATCGCAGATTCTATGCCAGTAAACCAAGAGTACGCTATCCAGCAGATAAGGTGCCGGATTGGTTCCGAAAGTACCGAGGCGACAAAGAATATCAGATCGTGTGAAAAAAATACTTGACAACCGCCAGTGAACGTGCTACAATAGGGGCGTATTCAAAATGAGAGAGAGAATGAAACTGCGATGTCCTAACAATCCCGATCATAAAGAGTTTGTCATGACTGCTATGGTCTACGAGACTTGGATTTTAGACGAGTATGGAGACTGCGTTACCGCGATGGAAGCGGATGGCTGTCCGATTGAGTCCGACCTGGCTACTGCTCGCTGTCAAGAGTGTTCTGTTTTGGTAGTAATCGAGGAAGAGTAAAATGAAAGCTGGCGATTTGGTAGTGTATCGCGGGAAGGAATATCGCGAGAGTCACGGGGTTGGAATTATCGTCAGAACAAATCCAATGTACGCGTTTGTCAAATGGGCCAGTCGTCCCGGCGCAGAATCGTTTATAACGAACAAAAGGCAGTTGGAGGTTGTAAGTGAAAGTCGGTGATTTAGTACACTATCCAGACGCCCCGATCAGAACGTGGGAAGATGAAACACCCTTGAGCAATGGCATTGTAGTAGGGTTTGATCCTGAAGATGATCCTATCGTTTTCTTTTTTGGTAAAAATGATGCAAAACCATATTATGCTCACGACATTGAGGTACTAAGCACCTCCGCGAAAAAAAATACTTGACAACCGCGTTGGATCGTGCTATAATAGGCGCACATTCAAAATGAGAGAAAATGAAAGTCGGTGATTTAGTTAGGGCTCGCATTGATCTCGATGATAATCAGGGATATGTGGAAAAAGGTGTAGTTGGCATTGTAACAAAACTAACACAACCTACGCCAGATGTAGCTATGGGAACAGCGGTTATAAAGTTTCCCCGATCAACGTATATAACTTGTCGTTGGCAAGAGTTGGAGATTATAAGTGAAAGTAAGGATAGGTGATTTGGTAAGTCCAAAACGCGGCAGGCGCACAGGTTGGGTTGGGTTGGTAATAGAGCAAAGAGAGGCAGAGGAACAGAAGTTTGGCGCTCACACATCGGGGATGGACTGTTTGGTTCAGTGGGCGTGCGAGCCGAAAGGCCCTGCCTGGTGGGTAGATTGGAGTCTGGAGATTGTAAGTGAAAGTAGGTGATCTAATAAAGATCAGGGAGTGTCTAACCATTACTGGCAACAAACCAATCAAAAAATGCGGTTGTTTCCTTTGTTCACAGAATAGTAGTCGTGTCGGATTGGTTACGTCTGAAAAGATTGTGCCCTCGAAGAATATTAATCTTCCCTATTGGGAAGTGATTTTTGATGTAGGCCCGTGGGATATTTACCAGTCAGATATAGACGAAGGCGATGTGGAGGTTATAAATGAAAGCCGGTGATCTAGTTTGGTACCAGTCAGCAGGTTATAACTGTGGGCACCACTGTGAATATGACGGACCAGCACTACTCATTTCTTTCAAAAAAATGGGTGTAAACGGTAAATCAGGTAGCACTGTGGAGATACTACGCGCAGGAAAGGGCAAAATTGAAGAAGCCTGGGAATTGCAGGTAGGTATCTTAGACGAATGGGAAGGAAAAAATGAGAGTCGGTGATTTGATGGAACATACCCCTTCAGGTGATTTGGGTTTGATTATACAAGTGAAAGATTGTGGAGAAGTTCTAGTGAAATGGCTTGATAAATGGGGAGCAATCGAAGATGTGGAGATCTATCACGGCGAACTGGAGGTTGTTAGTGAAAGCCGGTGATCTAGTAAAGATGAAGGATGTTATGTGGTGGAGACTACAAGACCGCAAAGATTATACCTTCGAGACAGGAATAGTGCTGAGTATACATTATAATGCTATAAAAGTTATGCTAAACTCTGGTGAGAAAAAGTGTGGCTTGGTTGATTATTGGGAGGTTCTAAGTGCGAGTAGGTGATTTAGTGGCGATGAACTTCGATGGTTGGACTGCCGAACAGATTGCTTTGCATGGTGACGAATGGGGAGTCGGAATTGTTGTGGAGTCTGATAGCAAACAGGACTATTGTTGCGTCAACTGGTCTAAAGCTGGTCCAAGTTGGGAGTCGATAGATCAACTGGATAAAATAAATGAAAGGTAAGTTAGTACAACTATCACCCTATGGAAACAAACTCAAGTGTTTTGCGCGGTTTAGATGCAGAGTTGGCATAGTTCTTGAAACAGCGGTGACCGGAGCAGGCAACATGGGCTATAAAGTATTGTGGGTAGGCGATCAAACGCCATTTTTCATGCGAATCAGAGACATCAAACTCGCCAAGTAATTGAAATCATTGATGAAATTTTTTTCTTGACAACCGACATCCAGCGTGCTATAATGGGGACGTATTCAAAATGAGAGAGAAAATGAAACGCGGTGATCTCGTAAAGATAAAATGGTACGTCGATGACGACGACGTTGGAATATTCTTGAGAATCACTGACAACAGTATTCATGAGTCTCTTAGACGCGCTGAAGTTTTTTGGGATGGTCAACCTACCTCTTTGCCCTGTAGCCAGTTGGAGTTGCTAAGTGAAAGTCGGTGATTTGGTAAAGTATGTGACGGGTTGTATTAGTGTGGTTTTACATATCAATGATGCTGGCGGGACTGTAAAAGCTGTCAACGACAACGGGAACATCTGTTGGCTAGTTGCTTCTGATTGCGAGGTTGTCAGTGAAAGTCGGTGATTTAGTAAGACACAGAGACAACGGGCACTGTGGTATTATATTATGCGATAAGCCTCATGGCGACCCACGTATGGTTGAAGTTGCGGTATCGTGGGGCAAGATAATATGGCGAACCAGAAGAGTGGAGGTCATAAGTGCAAGTCGGTGATTTGGTTTATTGGGTTTATGGCGCTCGCTCTTGTCCAGAGAGAGTGCTAGGCGTAGTCCTAGAAACAGATGTGATAGCGGGCTCCGCAGAACCCCAACATCGCATTGTCACAGACAACACTCGCCTTGTTGTTTCTGCTGGTTCGCTGGAGGTCATCAGTGAAAGTCGGTGATTTAGTAAGAGTCAAAAACACCACAACGGGCGACAATAGTCAAATGGTGAAGCTCTGGCGCGAACGCACACTCCTCCTGGTTTGGGCTCTCCAGCCCGAAATCGGCTGGACACACGTATTTGATGGAGGGGCGAAGAAAAGAATCGTTCCAACTCACAGATTGGAGGTCATAAGTGAAAATCGGTGATTTAGTTGTTTATAATCCTGCCAGCGTAGGCGGGATGACTGGAGAGATTGTGAGGTGTGAAGATTTTGGCCTGGGCATTATCCTAGACGAGAACCCTCACTACTATTTTATCAACTGGAGCAATATCTGTACTGATTCTCCTTCGTTGGCTACGATCAAAGATCATGTCGTGCAGGCGACAATCAAAAATGTTCAACGATTACGGGAACATAACGAGCGCAAAAAAAATACTTGACAACCGCGAATATATTTGATATAATGGGAACACAACAATCGAGAAAGAGAGAGAAAATGCCAAGCGGAGCAATGAAAAGGTCACGTGAGAAGTGGCTCGAATATCAGAAGAGGCGTGAGGCACACAACTGGACAAAGATGTCATACTTCGACAAGGTTCGCGTTGGCGATATGGTAGAAGCTCTGTCAGCAGAGGGAAACAAGATACAAGGGTTGGTAGTCGCAACCATTGACACTGTTGGGCCTGCATTCGAGCCAGCATGGGGCGACACCCACGTTTTGTGGAATGGCAACGACAAGCCCTCATGGGAAGGTTGCGGATCGTTGGAGGTTATAAGTGAAGGTTCCTAAGAAAAACTTCAAGATTGGAGATCTGGTGGTCAACACCTACATTGGCGCAGTCCTGCGTGGAAAACTAGGCATGGTTGTGAAGTTTGACCATCTTGGTGATATAGTCGTAAGGTATGAAAATCCTGTGGCGTATCATCGTTTGGGTGGCGACTGTCTGGAGGTCGTAAGTGCAAGTCGGTGATCTAGTAAACCCGGTGGCTGGCAGGATGATAGATCCAGGCACGAAGATTGGGCTGTGTGTATATCTTGGCAGCATCGACGAGGGTGATGATTTGATCCATTACACTCTTTTGTCCAACAAAGGCGTGATAGGGCTTCCAGCATGGCATTGGAAGTTGGAGGTCATAAATGAAAGTCGGTGACTTGGTAAAATGTACAATGCTGGCAGACCAAAATATCGGTCTTGTGGTTGAGGGAGGTGAATGCACGATTCGGGTTCACTTTCTGAGGCCCGAAGAAGCCCGTGGCAACCCCCGTTGGATTAGCGTAGAATATTTGGAAGTTATCAATGAAAGTCGGTGATTTAGTATCAAAGAAGAATCGAAGAAAAGATTGGGTTGGCATCATACTACAAAAAGTAAAGTCTACCCGCGCAGAAAAATGCCATCCAGATTTGAGATATGAGTGCCTGGTCAGGTGGCTGTCCAAAGATAATAATCCGTATCATCTCCCTGAAAATGACGAAATGTGGTGGGGTGCATGGAGCTTGGAGATTATAAGTGAAAGTCGGTGATCTAATACAGATCTTGGATTACGCGCGGACGCGTCCTGGGGAGTGCGGAGGACCATCAAGTGTAGGGATTATTTGTAAGATTGAGAAGGTGTATGTGCGGGGCGCGCCAGAGCAGGACGTAATCAGGTATTGGACAATGTGGACTGATGGTGAATATGCCTGGATCTCAGAAGAAGATAGTCCCGAGATCATAAATGAAGGTCGGTGATCTTGTAAAGATAGATTACAAGGGATACAAACTCAGTGTTGAGTTTCTTGATCTCTTTAGAAAAGACTTTTGTGGCATCGTTATAGACAAGTTCGCTAGACAATATGACAAAGCAGAATACATTACCATAATCACAACAGACGGAGAACACAAAACATTTCCTTGCAACCCGGATGCTCCACCGAACATCAGCGTGGTAAGTACCGGAAATCATTGAGGAAATATTTTTCTTGACAATCGCAACCGACCGTGCTATAATGGGAGCACGTTCAAAAAATGAGAGAGAGAGGATCTAAATGACATGGTATAGAGATGAAGAGGGGAACTACGTTCGTACCGTAACTTGCAGCTATTGTTGGACAAGAGGGCACAATAGAACCAAATGCCCTGACAGAGCAGGGAACATTGAAAAACAACGCGCAGATGATCCCGATAGCTATAACGTCAAACGTTATGACGAAGAACAAAAGAGAAAGAAAACGCGCTCCTGTAGCTACTGTGGCACAGAAGGTCACAATGTCACAACCTGTGAAGCAATAAAAGGACATCTCGAAAGTGAGATTGATCTTTCCATTGTATACCGCGCCATCGCGTATGAACACATCAAGGCGTCTGGACTTGGAATCGGTGCTCTCATTCATATTCCCGAATACTATGATGAAAACTATAATGTTGTTCCAGCCGCGGGGGTCATAACTCATATTGCATGGGACAGGATTGATCACCAGAACAAAAAGAACTATTACGGCACCAACTGTTTTGTTGTAAAAATGCAGGTCAAAGATCGCTATGGGTATACCAACTTGGAGATCCCCATGCCCTATCACCCCGATTTATCTTACAATGAACAAATGAGGTATGAGTATGATATTGCTGTATCCTCAGATACAGTGGAGCCTCCTGATGGTTGGTTTGATGAACCAGGCAAAGACATGATAAGGCGTTTTCGCAATAACTTGAAAGAGGAAGGTCACTACTATGTCGAGCGTCGTCTTGAGGAAGCAAAGGCTCTCTTAGAAGCAGAAGAACAGGTAGCAGCCTAGTAACATTTTATCAACCGAAAGTTTTTTATCCAGTGAAATCAACTACTTATAATAGAAGGAACCGCAAGTCATTGAAATCATTGAGAAAGAAAATACTTGACAATCACAAAAACATTTGCTATACTGGTAGCACAACAATCGAGAAAGAGGAAAACTAAATGGCGATTGATTTCAAAACATTTTCAACAGTTGCTCCCCACGTTATCACGGGGGAACAAGACAGTAAAATCTATCCCATTATGCTGCGCGGAAGGCACGGCATTGGCAAGTCACAGGTAGTGTATCAGACTGCTGAGAAGCTGGCTTGGGATGGCAAACGTATCGTAGTGCGCGACGACAAGACCGATCTGCCTGGTTATCGGGTAATCGAGCGCCGCGCCTCTCAAATGACAGAGGGCGATCTGATCGGCCTGCCTAAGACAGACGGCGATGTTACTTCCTTCTGTCCTCCTGATTGGTTTCAGTTTGCATGTGATAACCCCTGCGTCCTGTTCCTCGACGAAGTTGACCGTGCTACGCCAGAGGTCCGCCAGGGCATCTTCCAGCTTACTGACAGTCGTACTCTCAATGGGAATCGCCTTCACTCTGGCACAGTTGTGTGCGCTGCTATCAATGGTGGTGAGCATGGCGAACAGTATCAGGTTGGCGAAATGGACCCGGCAGAGATTGATCGCTGGACTGTCTATGATGTAGAACCCACTGTAGAAGATTGGCTTGATTGGGCAAAGGACCGTGTTGCTGTTACAGTATGGGATTTTGTGAACAACAATCGCAATCATCTTGAACATACAACCGACTTTGAGCCCAATAAGGTATATCCTTCCCGTCGTTCCTGGGACCGGCTTAGTACCGTGTTGAGCCGCACTAAACTGCTCGATGACGGTGCTAGTGCTACACTGTTCAACCTGTCCTCTGGATTCGTTGGCTTTGAGGCGGCAGTTGCTTTCAACGATTACGTTGAGAACTACGCCAAAGTTGTCACTCCCGAGGACATTCTTGACAAAGGAAAGCACAAGCTGGTCAAGGATTTTGGGATCAATGATCACTCTGCGCTCGTAGAGAAAATGCAGGCAAACGAGTGCTTCAAGGATGAACTGTCAGAAGAACAGGTCACAAACCTTGCTACATAC